GAGGAATCTTGCGTACAAATTCTCGAACTTACTCAAGCCGGACTGAAGGGTGAACTGGTCACGCTCGCCAATGACAAGGAGTGGGGTGACCCGCGCAAGTATGACATTGCAGTCATTCGGAACGGGGAGGGCAAGGAAACGTCCTACGTTATGACCCCGAAGCCCCACAAGAAACTCGATCCTACTGCCGTGGCAATGGTCAAGGCCACCACGGTCAACCTGGAAGCGCTCTACGATGGCGCAGACCCATTCGACGAGGTGACTATCGAGCCTGCCAAGCCCGCAAAGCCTGCCGAACTTAAAGAGCCGGACGTTGAGGAGGAAGACGAGGGCGAAGAGGAGAACCCCTTCTGATGCTCAGGACTGACATTAGCAATTCGGCTTACCACGCTTCGGGGGATTTGAGCCGGAGCGTGGCGTGGGCAATGCTCACGTCCACCCCGAAACAGGTGTGGCACGATATGCAACATCCCACGCCTAGTGATGCGAAACACTTCGTGATTGGCGGGTGTACGCATACTGCTACGCTCGAACCGTTCAAACTCGATGATGAATATGCAGTCAAGCCCGAGTCGATTGATGGGAATAGCCCGCTCACGAAAGCGTACAAGGCAAGCTTTCAAACGATGCAGGATCATGCGCCTGACAAGCGATGGTTAGCGCCAAGCGATTACAAGCACTGCATGAACATGGCGGCAGAGGCGCGGGAGCATCCGATCATGCAGACCTACTTGGATGACCCCGAGAGCGTGATTGAAGGCACGGGGTTTTTCGAGCATGAGGGTGCTTCGTGCAAATTGCGCACAGACTTATGGAATCCTGGCGCGGGCGTAGTGGTTGATTTAAAAACAACTCAGAGCGCGAGCGAGAAGGATTTCGCGAGGAGTTGCGTGAAGTATGGCTACGTGTTCCAGGCGGCATGGTACTTGCACGGATTGCGTCTGATGGGTGAGAACCCCAAGCAATTTGTATTCGTATGCGTTGAGAAGACTGCGCCCTACCTCACTAATGCGTTCACACTGAGCGCGAGTGACGTGGATAGACAGAAGAGTAGGATGTCTGAAGCTTGCAAGCTTTGGGCAACGTGCATGGAGAGTGGCGTATGGCCCGGATATAGTGATGAAGTAAAGACGCTCAACCTCGGGAACAACTTGAACAATCGTCTGAGCATATCCGAGCTTGCTGAAAAGTTCGAGGTTTCCCGAACCTACGTCTACCGAATCCTGAAGGATCATGCCCTTGAGACTCGAAACATTGGAAACCGCAGAACCATAGACATGGCAGACTTTGCGCAAGCCTTGCGCTTCGATAGCGAGGGGCGGGTGGCATGAGCGGGAAGACCGTAAAGTTGCTCAACACTAAGAAGGCGCTCGAACTTACCGGATACCGATCCATCAATTCGCTCTTGCAATTACATGCGAGTGAGGACGTGGCGCTCACGTGCTACAAGGTGGCGGGCGGGCAAGGACAGGGCGGAATCGCTCAGGCATGGAGCGAGAAGGAGCTGAAGGCATTCATGAAGAACAACCATCAAACAACGGAGGACAAATGGCTGATAGATTAAAACAAATCAAACGAATAAAACAGGGTGCGCAACTTGCGCAAACGCATGTTATTAACAGCGATTGGGCGGGAGCGGCAGTAGTGCAACAGGCTGTGATCGAGCAATTGATTGCGCTTGTCGAGAGTGATGGCTTGAACAACGCAAGCGATCCCGACGTCATTATCACGTTCAAAGAGGACTGCAGTGATGTCAACGGCACTTGAGCGGTGCATCATTGCGATTGATCCGGGTGCATCGGGTGGGTTTTGTCAGTTCATAGGCACGCAAATCGTACAGGCTTGGAAGTTCACGAGCTTGTCGGACTTCGTGGATGACGTCCATGACTTGACGGGGAATCCCGATTGCCCACTTGAACTTGTACTTGAGGACGTTCCGCCTTTTGCTGGCAAGAACATTCCATCATCTGCGGGTTTCAAGCTAGGGAAGAGTTGCGGGTTCTACGAGGGACTTGCAAGGGGGGTTAGAATACCATGTCACATGGTTGCTCCGAAGACTTGGCAAAAGGGATTGTCGGGCTTGCAAAAGACGTCAGGGGCGCAACGCAAGAGACTGCTCAAGGATCATGCGACCAGGCTATACCCTGACCTTGGAAAAGAGATAACTTTGGCGACTGCGGATGCCGTGCTGATTGCGCATTACTTTATCAATGAAACAACAAACAACAATGATTGAGAGAAAGGATATTTAATATGAGTACATATGCAGAATTAGATAACGCTCACATAAACCCAAGTGCGGTTACCCACATAATCTATGGAGAGGAGGATGTTACAGTTCATTTTATTGGTGGCGGATCATTTGTGGTCACAGTGGAAGAAGCCCTCAAGATCGACAGTCAAATGCATGAATACTTGAAACATCTCGAAAGTATTGCGGAAACCTTGGAACATAAACTCATGGGTAGGTTGGATGATATTATCACAGAACTCAATCAGAGAAACTAATCAAGTTGAACACACACAAGCAGTATGCCAAAGAGCAGGAGCTAAAGTATGCCCCAGTTCAGTAACAGTTTGGGGGTAGGCAAGGAACGAGAGGAGGAGGTCATGAACTTCATGCGTGAGCATGGGCATCTCCCCATCCCAATTCCGGGCAAGTTCAAGGGGTATGATTTCTTTACCGCGAATACCAAGCGAGCTTATGAGGTCAAGCAGGATTGGAAGTCCCGTTACAGTGGCAACCTGGTTGTGGAAATTGCATTCGGGGGGAAACCCTCGGGGTTAAGTACAACGCAAGCCGACTGGTGGATCTTCCATACTGGTGAGGAGTACATATTCATGCAACCCAAGACCATCCGCAAGTTGATCGAGAAGGAAGCTTTGCGTCCGGCCAAGTTCATAGGCAAGGGAGACGTGAAACAAAAGGAAGCATACCTAGTTCCGGTTGAAACGATTAAGCGCTATGCGGAGAAGATACATAAGCTATGAACAAGCTCGAATGGTTATCCTTGGAATACGTCATTCCTCCATCAAACCTCCTTAGTTACGTACAGGATTACGGAGTTATCTCGAGTAATTGTTGGAAACTCGACCAAGTCGCAAATGCGGATGAAGCTTGGTTATTCATTGTCAAGAACTGGAAGGACTTCACTTCCGTACACACATGTATTTTATGAGAAAATTACTAGAAAACATAATGATTCACCTCTTGTTCCTAACCGCAATCATCGCGTTCGTATGGATGATCCTGGGCTTCGTGCTGACGTTGGGAGGGGTTAAGTAATCATGTCCAAAAACAAGGAAAAAAGGATCATGTTGGGGGAAGCGGCAACCTCAATCCTAGACGAGTATTGCGAGCTAACCGGACTCCAGTGTTCCTCCGTGATTACCGTAATAGTACTGGAGGATCTTCGTAAACGCCTCGTGCGCGTGCGTCATTTCTGCGAAATGAATACTATTAATGTATATAGCCCGCCTTCCAAAGAACCTCCAAAAAACACGGCAAAGAAAAAAGCATCTCCTCGCAAGCCAAAGACTTCTTTACCCAATGACTTCGATCCCCCTCGCGCAATTTCCGAGGAAGCGAAAGTCGACCACGAAAAGGCAGTCAGGTTTTTCAAAGCCCAAGCGGAGGCGAAGGATTACAAATACGTGAATTGGGACAAGGCATTCGCGCTTGCCGTCAACGGATACCTCGTGGACAACTTTCCGCAAATCAAGCAAGCCCCGAAGATCAAGAATCTTTAACCTCATGGCAGTGTGGATTACGACCTAGCCGAGATTGCCGTTCTCGCAAGCGCGATGCGTGATGACACGGGCCGATCCTCGGCCTGCGCATTGGAGCATCTCACGGAGGAGGACTTCGCGTCACCCGACAGGCAACGCATATTCTCAGTCCTCTCGAAGCTCGCCCCCGCCTGTAACGACGTGGACGTGATGATGGAACTGCCGGAACTGAGCGACACGGTAACCTTCATCTCTCAGCAGTATGGTGGCGGGAACGTGGAAAGGTACGTCGATCATCTCATCGAGCATCGCAACGTTCGCGCGGTAAACCGGGCATTGCTCTCCGCGCAGGACGGGGTGCTTACCGAGAAGAGCGCGGAGGAAATTGCATCCTCATTCACTGCTGAGGTTTCCAAAGCATTCACTTCTCGCAAGGGACAAGTCCACGTCAAGCAAGCGGTGCAGGACGCACATGCGGAATTTCTCGCTCAGGATGCGGGTGACTTCTCAGCCATACCCACAGGCTTCTCACGCTTGGACTCGCACCTCGGTGGCGGATTGAAGAACGGTTGCCTCTACGTGATCGGCGCAAGACCGGGCGTGGGCAAATCCGCGCTTGCTATCCACCTTGCCATGCAAGCCGCGAGGAAGGGCATCCGTTCATCTTATGCAAGCTTGGAAATGTCAGCAAGCGAGTGCGCTGGCAGGTTGCTTGCCAATGCAAGCGGAGTCCCGCGCCCAACCATGCAAGGAGCGCTAACCGCGCAGCACAAGACCAGGCTTGCGGATACCGCATCCTCAATGAAGGCGTGGCCCATCACCTTCAAGGATGACAACAAGGCTACCCTCGAGGCGTTCGGGGCGTTTCTCCAACAGCAACGCCTAGAAGGGGATCTCGGATTTGCAGTCATAGACTATTTGCAATTGCTTTCGAGTCCGGGTTTCGAGTCCCGCACGCAAGAAGTCTCCCACATTTCTCGTAACCTCAAGCAGATGGCGATGACCTTTGAAATGCCCGTGGTCGCATTATCACAGCTTAACCGGTCTTCCGCCCGCGAGAACCGCAAGCCTACCCTGAGCGATCTGCGCGAGAGCGGGAGCATAGAATAGGATGCCGACTGCGTGCTCCTCC